GGTCGCGGTCGGGGTCGCGGTCGGGGTCGCGGTCGTGGTCGGGGTCGGGGTCGCGGTCGTGGTCGGGGTCGGGGTCGCGGTCGTGGTCGGGGTCGGGGTCGCGGTCGTGGTCGTGGTCGGGGTCGTGGTCGGAGTCGCGGTCGCGGTCGTGGTCGGGGTCGGGCGTCAACAGCCAGTAGGGAGACGAATCCAAATGCTGCGGGGACGCAGACAGAAGTACGCCCGGTCGGGGTCGGGGTCGCGGTCGTGGTCGGGGTCGGGGTCGCGGTCGGGGTCGCGGTCGCGGTCGCGGTCGGGGTCGCGGTCGTGGTCGGGGTCGGGGTCGCGGTCGTGGTCGGGGTCGGGGTCGCGGTCGTGGTCGCGGTCGTGGTCGGGCGTCAACGGCCAGTAGGGAGAGAGGTGGCCGGTGGCTGAGGAGAAGCTGTCGCACTACAAGCTGTTGCTGGAGAACACCTACCTGGGCCAGTGGGATCTGTCCGATGGCAAGGGCGGGTTTCGCAAAGCGGTCGGGCTCGTGATCGAGCGGATCGAGCGGTTCGAGCCCGAGCGTCGCGAGCGGAAGAGGCTTCCTTCCGGCGAGTACGTCGATGCGCCCAACAAGCGCGTCAAGGTGTGGTTCCGGGGGAAGAAAAAAGCATGGCTCGCGGGGCCGGAGAGTCAGAAGGTCATCGCCGGTCTCTACGGTCCGTACGTGGAGCGGTGGGTGGGAAAGATGCTCAATCTGTACGTAGACACGGAGGTCGCTTTCGGGAAAAAGAAGGTGGGCGGTCTGCGGCCGGAGAACGTGGTGCCTCGCGTGGGGACGCCGACAAACACGGACACGCTGGATCAGCCGGTGGACAAGGCGAAGGCTGCGGAGATCGCGGCGGCGGCAGTGGACGGATCGGGACCTGGCCGAGAGCCGGGGGAGGATTAGAACATGGGGTTTCAGCTCAGGGAACGAGACGGGCGCGTACACTTCTCCCTCGCCAAAATGATGTCCGTGTCGCCGGCTCACGCCAAGCACGCGGCAGAGAACAGGCGCGAGGCCACTCCCGCCATGCGACGCGGCACGGCGATCGATCGCCTCGTGTTCGGTGGCTCGCTGGTCAAGTGCGCGGTCGGGCGCGAGACCAAGGTGTGGGCGGCCGTTGAGCTGATCTGCACCGGCGCCGACTTCGCAGTGTGCTCGGCCGGTAATCGCAACTCGAACGCATACAAGGACATGGCCATCGTCGAGACTCGCCCCATCGTCCTCGACGCCGAGTATCAGGCCGCGATCGACATCCTCGGCCCTCGCAAGCCTCGCTTGGACGAGATCGTGACGCCGGAAGAGTTCGACCTCGCGGACGGTGCTGCCGCTTCCGTACTGAGCGATCCGGTAGTGCGCGATCTCGGGCTGCTCAAGGGCGAGCAACAGCGCGTGATCCATTGGGACATGCACGGCTTGCCCTGGGCCGCGGGGATCGCAGGCGAGGGCGGACGTGGCGGCTTCGACGTGCTGGGCGAGGACCACATCGCGGACCTCAAGGCGACCCCGTGCACGGAGCCGATCCAGTGGTCTCGGCAAGCGCGGCGCATGCTCTACGTCGAGCAACTTGCCGCGTACCGGGAAGGTGCACGGGCGATCGGGCGAGACACGAAACGTCACTACCTGATCGGGGTCGAGGTCAAGCCGCCGTTTGTGGTGACTGTGCTGGAGGTGCCGGAGAAGGACTTGGACGAGGCCGCGCGCAACGTGCAGGCGTGGTGCGACAAGATCCGGGCGTGCGAAGCGAGCGGGAACTGGCCCGGGTACACGCAGGCAGCGTGGCCTCTGGAGCCGAAGAGCGTTTGGGACCAAGCAGAGGAGGCCGAGGCATCATGAGCGAAGCAAACACTGTCGGTGACGCCATCGCGGCCGGCGCGACGTTCGAGCGGGTTGCGCATGATTCGAGGCCGCGTAACCAAGTCCTGATCTCCTGCGTCCGTGTCGAGCAAGGCCCCGGCCACGATCGCGTGACCGTGTTCGCCCGCGGCGGCAACTCGGGCACGCTCACGGTCACGAAGGGGGACGGCGCCACGATCGCGCGAGCGCTGTTGCCGGATGCGAGAGTGCAGGTGTGGAAGTGAACCCCCGCATCTACCGCCAGATCGTGCACCCGTGGCAGGCGTGGATCTACTGGAACCTGTGGCTTGCGGACGGGGCGTCGGATACGGGGGCCATTGCGCTGTTGATGGTCGGATCATGAGCAAACCCCCGAACGAACTTCGGTCTACGGTTGCGCGGCTCACGGCGGAAAACGATGCTCTCCGCAATCAGATCAAGAAACAAAATGAACTTCTCTACGACGGTGCCATGAAGAATATGGCCGCCGCGCTGGATACGTCCGAAAAGCAGCGTGTTGCGCTAGAGGACGCGCTTATTGATGCGATGCGCGCGTTGACCAAGGCCGGTGGGTTCGATCCGTGACATCCCTCCTCATCTACGACGACCACTGCGGCTGGTCCCCGAGCCTGAACGCGAGCAAGGGCACGGGCGGGACGGAGGTGCACCTGGTGCAGATCGCGACGTGGTTGGCGGCGCGAGGGGTGAGCGTGACCGCGTGCTGCCATTACGGTCGGGACGCGATTGAGGATGGGGTCATGTACATCGATTCGCGTGAGCACTCGACCTGGAAATCGAGGCGAATCTACCGGCGCGACGTGGTGCTGACCGTGCGCAGGTCCGAGCTACCGGACGTCTATGCGGGCCACATCTTCACCCTCGCCACCGACGACCCTCGCCCATGCCCCGACGACTTCGCCCACCTCAAGGGCCGCTCCACCTTGATCTGCGTCTCGGAATGGCAGGCGAACGAGTACCGCAAGCTCGGTCACGAATGCGTCGTGATCCCGCCACCGATCCCTGACTCGTACTACGAACTGGTTAATTACAAGCTGCCGACGAGCGCGATGGTGTGCGTCTCGGCTTGGAACAAGGGAACCGATCGACTGCTCGACCTGTGGCGCGAGGAGTGGGGCACGATCTACGTCGGCTCACCGTACTCGCACCCCGACGACGCGAAGGAGCGTTGCGGTCGCGTGCCTGGGGTCATCTGGCTCGGTACGATCACCCCTGGCGAGGTTGTCTTGCAGCTCGCATCGGCCTCGCACCACGTACGGGTCGTCACTGCCGCGGAGACCTTCGGGATGACCGACGCGCTTGCGGCTGCGGTCGGGTGCCGATCGATCGCGCTTGCCGAGTCCGATCCGGGAGCTCTCCCCGACACGGTGCCGGGATCGTGTTGTTTCACCGCGCAGGGCTGGGCGAACGCGATCCGAGATCGGGTGCTGCCGCGTCCACCGCCCGACTACCGAATGTCCAAGATCATGCCCATGTGGGCCAAGCTTCTAGGAGTGTCATGACCCTACCGAACACCGAAGCCGTACGCTGGCGGAACGAGTCGGCCGTGAGCGGCGAAGGCGACGACGTGAACCTGTGCGACGGTTGCGGCCTACCCGAATGCGAGACGCCTACGCAGTGCGGCCGCCAACGCTCGACGCCGCCCGGTGACGACAAGATCGTGTTCGCCCTCGCGGTCCCTACCTGCGCCGATTGGTTGCCCGAACGTGCGGCGTCTCTCGCCAAACTCCGTGACATGCTCGTCACGCGACCGAAGTTCTACCGTGAGTTTCGCGAGAAGGCGCCGAATTGGGTGTGGAGTCGCGAGCTGTGGCAGTGGGGCGTCGAGATGGCGGCGCAAGGGGCGACGCACCTGGTGCAGCTCCAGGACGACGTGCGGCCCATGCCCCACTTCTGGTCCGTCTTGCGCGCCATGGTGACAGCCAACCCCGAGCGGTGGATCGGGCTCCAGGTCAACCATCCGCACGCGCGCCAGCTCGCCCACAACGGCCGGCGTTGGTACAAGGATCGCTGGCTCGTCGGCTGCCAGTACGTGGCCCCGCTCCAGGGACCGGACTCGATCCAGATGGTGCTTGATCTGCTCGCGATATCCGACGCTCGGCCGGATGGGGCGCCGGGCAAGCTGACGCAGTTTCAGACGGAGCACGAGGACGTGACCCTTGCGTCGCTGCTCCACATGAGCGACCGCGACGTGTGGCACCCGATTCCCGCCATCGCCGACGTCGATCTCAGCATCGGGTCCACGTACGAGACCACGCCCGGTCACATCGACGATCACCGGCGCTGTACCGTCACGTGGCACGGGTACCGGACTGCGGAGCTGCAAGAGCCGAGTTGGTGGCAGGTGCCGAGCCATGTGGAGCGGGTGCAAGGTCCGGGGCCGGGGCCGTGCTCGAGCTGTGGGATGCGGCCTGGGCTCGTCCCGTTCGGGAACTTTGTCAAACTCTGCAACATTTGCTGGCTGCGAGGCCATGCGACTATGGCCGGAGTGACGATGGGAGAGCCGAAGTGAAAATTACGCCGCGCCGAGGCTTCGCAGTCGTACGCGAGATCCGGCCGTCGTCGGGCACGCTGTGGCAACCGGACGACAACCCCAGGGACGTCAAGACGCATCGGGGCGTGGTGCTCGCGCTCGGGGCCCCTTCAATCTACGGAGGCCATGAGGTGCCGTGGCCCATCAGGGTCGGAGATGAGGTTCAGTATCACTGGGATCACAACGAGCCCGGGAGCACGGCGCCGTGGCCCGAGGATGGCCTGGACGCGAGTTGGATCATGCACAACGAGCTAGACGGGGTGTGGGAGTGATCTTCCGCCTGGTTATCGCTACCCCGGTGGACGGATCAAGCGTGACAGGACCTGTCTGCGCCAACGGGTACGCGACTGCTCTGGCGCTACTACTTCGAGACAACTTCGAGCACGTGAAGCTGCTTCCGGCCTCGATCACATACTCGTGCGACATCGCTCGGGCTCGCAACCGGCTCGCAGCCATGGTCCTGCGCGAGATGCCGGAAGCGACGCATGTGCTGTGGTGGGATTCGGACGTGGTGCCGCACGATCCGTCCGTAGTCGTCCGCATGCTCATAACAGGGCACGACCTGATCGCGGCCCCGTATCTGCGCAAAATGTCACCCCCCGCATGGTCTCACCGAATCCTAGACGGGCGCGCGAAGCCAACGCGGGAGGACGCCGAGCGCCACTGGATGGAGGTGCGGTGCGTTGCCATGGGCTTCACGCTGACCAGCACGGCATTGCTGCGTACAATGTCCGAGGCCTCGCCGGCATACATCGACAAGAGAACGGACGGATCCAGGGACGTCGTGCGCGGAATCTTCGATCTCATGTACCTGACGGATCACGAGGGGGATGTCGTCCAGGAGTCCGAGGACAACTCGTTTTGCTACCGCTCACCCGTACGGCCGGCGATCTACCTGGAGCATGGCGGCGTCTACCCAGCGGTGTCCCACGTCGGCCTGCATGCGTTTGGGCCGGGAGTGAAGTAGTCTCCAGGGCGTGGACCAAGTTGCCGAGCTGCCGACCATCGATCTGATCCCGCGACTGTCGCCGGAGTTCAATCGGCCTGAGCACCTGTCCGACTGGTGTGGCCTTCTCGACCGCGCGGCGGAAGGGGAGGCGATCCGGGCCATCAACGCCGAGCCGATTCGCCACTACAAGAGCCGCACCACGTGGCACGGCGTTATCAAAATACTGCTGCGCGACCCCACGTGCCCCGTCATTTACCTCACGCACTCGCACCAAAAGGCCCAGGACACCGGCAAGGCCATACGCGATCTCGCTCAGTCGTGTGACCGCCAGTTTGGGACCAACATCGGCCCATCGCGGGGAACGAATACGATCGAGCACTGGTCCAACGACCGAGGCGGCGGCGTGCTCACCATGTCAGCCGAACAGAGCCGACTAGGGTACGACTGCGGATGCCTGATCGCCGACGACCCGATCGACGAGCACGGGGCCTACGAGTTGCGCGTACGAGACACTGTGGACGACACGATCGCCCACTACACCGCGCGGTGCATGCGGAAAGGGAAGCCCGGGCCCGTACTCATCGTCGCCTCCCCGTGGCACCCGGACGATCCCATGGGACGACGCCGTTGGCGCCGAACGCCGCCCTGGACGTACCTGTCCCATCCGGCCATCCTCGACGAGGGCGGGGCCAACGAGCGCGCCTTTGCGCCGGGCGTGTGGCCGCTCGCTGGGCTCAAGGCCATGAGGCTGGAGCTCGCAGAAAAGGACCCGACCGAGCGGATCTGGTGGGCGCAGCTCATGTGCCAGCCAAGGCCACCCGGCGGCAACCGATTCGGCGATCCGCACTTGTACGCGACGCTACCGTCCACCCCATACCGGATGGCCTACGGATGTGACTTCGCGTTCACCCAGGGCGAGGGGTCCGACTACTTCGCCCTTGTCGTGGCGCAGATCCACGGCAAAAAGGTCTACATTGTTGAGGTCCAGCGGCACAAGATCGATGCCCACCAGATCGAGTCCACGCTCAAGGCGTCGCAGAACAAGTACGGGCGTAGCGTGATCTGGAGCTATCAGAGCGGACCCGAGATTGGCCTGTCGAACCTCCTCATCGAGCGCGGTATTCCAATGGGCCGGATGCCGGCGCGATTCAACAAGCTGGTTCGATCGGAGCGCACGGCCAGACGTTGGAACGACGGAGACATTTACACGCCTGGCAACGCACTCTGGGCGCCAGGGTTCCTGTCTCGGATGGCGTCATTCCGAGGGGCAGACAAGGACGGGGACGACGACGAGATTGACGCGCTGGTGTCCCTCTGTGACGGGGCGCTCGGGGGGGCGGTAGCCGCACCGAGAAGCATGGGGAGGCCTGGCTACAGCGGGTTGTAGTTGACTTGTCAAGCGCCTTCACTGACACTGACGTCAGTGTCAGCGAGACGCTGCACAGGAGGACTACCCCCATGCCGAAGGACGAGCCGAAAACGGTCACGATGGATGTCGATGCGCTCAAGGCGCTGATCGACGCTCAGGTACGCGCTGGAATCGCTGAGGCCCAGGTTAAGGGCAAGGCCGACGAAGTCGATTTCGACAAGGCCATGAAACTCGTGCGCGGGCAGGACAGGCCGTCTGACCCGATCACGTACGAGGAATGCGTCTCTCCGCTGACGGGGAGCAGCTTTCGGGCGAAGATCCAGACGTCGCGCACGTCGAAACAGGGTCGCGTGATCGACCTGGTTGACTACACGTGGCCGGAGAAGATCGATGTGCCGGTTAGCCAGGGCGGAATGATGCCGGACACCCACCTGTCCGCGCCCGCAGAAACGCATCAGCACTGGAAGTATTGGGAGTTCATGCGCCGCGACATGAACGAGTTTGCGTCGGGCAAGCTCTTTACCCGGTACATCCTCAAGGCCGAGCACGAGCGCCGCAAGGCGATGGATGCGGGCCAGCCGGCAGCGGCCGAGTAAGCCGTGGCTGACGCGCCCCCGGAGTACAAGCCTCCCCGTCACGTGAACGGTCCGCCACCCAAGGGCTGGGAGGCTCCTCCGGGTACGCAAGTGTTCTCGATGGAGGACGCAGCGAAGGCGATTGATACGCAGGCCGGCCCCACCGGAATCATCCGCGACGACCCTGGATTCGTCGCCTTCGACCCGCTCAAGCTCCAGGGACGCAAGGCCATTGCGGAGATTTACTACCGCGAGATCCCATTTGTTCAGCTCCAGAGTTACTGGACGGTCCAGGCCGTTCGCCAAGCGCTGGCCACGAACCTGAACGGGATCTTCGAGGTGGTGGCTCAACTGTGGGAGTCGATTCGCGGCGACGACAGAGTAACGGCGACGCTGGGATCGCGCACCGCGGGCCTGTTCGGTCGAGACGTTCGTCACACGCCAGCCAACGATTCGAAGGCCGCGAAGGAGTGCTGCGACGCCTGGGCGGAGTGCTGGCCGCAGTTCGCAGGCGGCCCGGCCTTGCGCACGATCAGCGAGTACGAGATCGGACTTGGGTGGGCGCCCGCTCAACTCGTATGGGACACCACGACGCCGATCTGGAAGCCCACCGCAAAGTTCTGGAACAACCGCTACACCTATTGGCACTGGGGCCTGCGCAGGTACATCGCGCTTTCGCAGGACGGGCAGATCCCGATCGAGCCGGGTGACGGAAAATGGCTCCTCCACTCGAAGTACGACCCGTACCGCGCGTGGATCTTCGGTGCCGTCCGCGCCGTCGCCGAGCCCTGGTTGCTGCGACACTTCGCCTTCCGCGACATGGCCCGTTACTCTGAGGTCCACGGGCTGCCCATTCGCGTCGCCGAGACGCCGGCCAGCGCGGACGCAACGGAGCGATCCCAGTATGCCGCGCAGGTGGCCGCGCTCGGGACGGAGACCACCCTCCTTCTGGGCAAGGGGGTGGACGAACAGAACAGCTACGGGTTCAATCTGGTAGAGGCCAAAGACCCAGCCTGGGAGGTCTTCTCCGCCCTCATCGGTCAATGCGACATGGCGATCGTGCTCGCGCTCATGTTCCAGAATCTCACCACCGAGGTGAAGACCGGCTCCTATGCCGCGGTCCAGGGCCACATGGATGTGCGACAGAACGGCATCCAGGCGGACAACGCGGCATGGCGATACACGCTGCGAAACCAGGTGATCCGACCGTTCGCGCTCTTCAACTTCGGGGACCCCGAGTTGGCGCCAACGACCGAGTGGGACGTTACTCCGCTCGATCAGATCGACGCGAAGGTAGGCCGATTCCAGAAATTCATGACGGGTGTGGAGGTCGGCCGTCGCGGCGGCTGGGAGTTCAAGGAAGAAGAGAAGATGCGTCAGTGGGCCTCGGCGGCCATGGGCTTCGAGGGACTCCCCGAGTTCAAGATTACGCAGCCCGTCTCGAGCGGCATGGGCGGGACAAACCAGAGCAAGCTCCCGTTCACGGACGTGGACCCTGCGCAAGTCGTCAAGGTCAACGAGGCGCGGGAGATGAACGGTCTTCCACCGATCCCTGGCGGCGACGTCACGATCGCCGAGTACCACGCGGCCAAGGGCTCGGCGCTAAAGAAGGACGAGACCGACTCCGCGAACAAGTCCAAGGCCGAGAATGCGCCGCCGACGCCTGAGCACCAGGAGCCGGATGGTGACGAGGGAGACGAGGACAAGTGAACCGATACGCCCTTCGCACTGGAGAGGCCCTCGCCATCAGTGCCGACGCGATCCATCGAGACGCCGACGGATTCTTTCTCCTCCTCGGCGGCTCTCCCCCCGAGAACGAGACGCTCGGGTCCGTGACGATGGTGAACATTCGCGGCGCCCTCCAGCAGTTTGAGGGTCCCGGAGGCGACAGCTACGAGTCGATCGTCAAGCGCGTCAGCGCGGCATTCGAGGCGGACCCGCGGCCCAGCGCGGTCGTCCTGCGTATCTCCTCACCCGGCGGCGTGGTCGCTGGCCTCAACGAGTGCGTAAAGAAACTGCAACGCATGAGCAAAGAGGCGTCGATCCCGCTGATCGCCTACGCGGACGAGTTGGCTGCGAGTGCAGCGTACGCGATGTGCTGTGCGTGTTCGGAGATTTTGGCGCCACCCAGCGGCATCGTCGGAAGCATCGGCGTCATTGCAACGATGATATCGATCGCCAAGCGCGACGAGAGGGATGGCATCGAGTTCCGCCTGATCACCAGTGGCAAGCGAAAGGCGGACGGCCACCTTCATGCGCCGATCTCCGACGACGCGGAGAAGGCCGAGCGCGCCCGGAACGTAGACATGGCCGCGCAATTTTTCGCGCTGGCAGGGAAGGCCCGTCGCGTCGCCCCAGCCAAGCTCGAAGCGCTCGAGGCCGGGATCTATATGGGCAAGAAAGCTAAGGCGGCCGGCCTCATCGACGACGTTATGAGCCTGGACCGCGTCCTTTTCGGCCTGGATACGTCCGAGGTGAGCGCAGGAGTGCCGCCAGCCCCGAACGAGGGGAACATAACGGACCGGCGCGCGAACGAAAAAAACCTCTTGACAAGCTCTACGGATTCCCGTCAACGTTCACTGACACTGACGTCAGTGTCAGTCAGAGGAGATAGGCTCATGGCGGTGAAACTCGCAGCCCTCATCAAGACCACGGAGGCCGCGATCTCCACAGAGACCGACCCCAAGAAGCTCCGTGCCCTCCGCGCCGACCTCGCCGCGTTTTCCGCAACGCGCGCCGCAATGGAAGACGATGATGACGGGGACGAAGACGACAAGGACAAGGACGACGACGAGGACGAGGACGAGTCCAAGGCGTCGAAGGCTGCTGAGGCGGCGCGCAAGGCGAAGGCGAAGGCCGAGTCTGCGAAGCACCGCGCCAAGGCGGCCGAGCACAAGTCCAAGGCGGCCGAGTACGAAGAGGCCGCGAAGAAGTGCGAAGAGGAGGCGTCCGGCGGCGAGGGGGGCGACGAGGGTGAGGCCGAGGAAGCTCGCCTGCGCACCCCGATCTCCGGTGACGCCGCTGAGATCCTCGCCTCGGAAGCTGCCGCGGGTCGCGAGGCCCTGACGCGGGTGGAGAGGCTCGAAGCCAAGGCGCTCGAGCGTGACCGCCTGGCCACGATCTCCAAGCTCGTCGCGGAGCGGCGCGTGTCGCCTGCCGAGGCGAAGCGGTGGGCCAAAAAGGACTCGAAGTTCTGGGCGCAGGTCGAGGAAATGCGTACCCACGCGCTGGTGAACACGGTGGACGACGATCTGGAATCACCGGATCAGACGCCGAACGCGGACCTTCCGGCGGCCGTCCTCAAGCAGATCGATATCGCCGTCCAGTCGTGCGGCCTCGACGTCGCCGGCCAGGAGAAGCTCCGTACGGAGCTCGTGGACGAGAACCGCAAAGCGCGCATGAACGGCGCGGGAAAGATGGCCTGACATGGCTCTGTCCGCAGATATCCTGACCGACCGTTACGGTACGCCGGACGGTCACCAGCCTCTGAACAAGGTCCTTCCGGCCGGCACCACGGTTTACCGCGGCTCGCTGGCAGGGCTCATCGGCACGGGCGGCGCTGGCGCGAACCAGGGCCAACTGAAGAACGAGGACACCGTGGCCTCCACGGACATCATCCTCGGCATCGTTCAGAAGGCCGGCTCCGGTTACTCCAACGCGACAGTCGGGATCACCGGCCTGGCGACGGTGGAGATCGAAACGGGCTCGTTCATCCTCGCATCTGGCACCGGCGCTGACGCGCTCGGCCAGACGACCAACGGGGCCACGGTGTACGCGATCAACAGCTACACGGTGGGCGCGACGAACGGCGGGTCCACACGGCCGGTCGCGGGTGTCCAGCTCTCGTGCAACGCCGACGACGCCTCGATCCCGACCGGATACGTGGCCGTGAAGCTCGGAACCCCCAACAGCCCGCTCGGAGGCCCGTGATCCATGGCTACGCCGACTCCCGCGAATTTCTCAATCTTCCTCACCAACGCGAACACGATGATCCGCAGCGCTTGGTCGAGCGCGCCAACGCCGTATGCGGCGTACACGACCACGGTGCCAACCGAGTCCGAGACGTTCGAGGACGGCTGGATCGGGCGCATGCCGAAGATGCGCGAATGGATCGGCCCGCGCGTGGTTCACTCCCCCGGCCCGCAGACCTACCAGGTCACGGTCCAGAACTGGGAGAACACGTACGGGATCGACGAGTTCCTGTTCGATGACACCAAGTTCGGCATCTACTACCCCATGATCGCCGACCTCGGCCTCCAGGGGAAGCGACAGCCGGGTTTCGTCATCCGGGACATGCTGGAGAACACCGGGAGCCAAACGGGCTCGCGGCAGCTTGGTCTGGACGGGCTCAATTTCTTCGCCACCAACCATCTCGTAAATATCTACAAGTCGTCGCTCGGCACCTACAGCAACGACTTCCGCGGCGGCTTCACGGTCGGCTCCACTACGGTCGGCGGGGCCATCAGCGGCCCGGCGGTCGGCACGGCGGCGGAGTACATGATGACGTACACGGCGGAGGACGGGGAGCGCTTTGGCATCACGCCGAACATGCTTATCGTGCCGCCCACGCTCCGCGCCGAGGCGGAATACATTCTCAAGAACCAGTCGAGCGCGCCTACCAATGGGTGGCAGACGTTTGGCCCCACGAACACCCAGGTCGGCGCTTCGGACAACGTGTGGAAGCGCTTAGGGATTGACTACATGGTCGAGCCCAACCTGATGAACAACCTGGACTGGTACCTTGCGGACACGACCAAGTCCGTGAAGCCGGTCCGGTGGATTCAGCGCGAGGGGACCACGTACGCCCCTCGCGTCTCGCCCACGGACGAGAACGTGTGGGTCAACCACCAGCTTCTCTGGGGCGCGAAGATGCGCGGCACGTCGGCATGGGGTCCGCCCTGGCTGATGGCCAAGTCGGGTCCGACCGCGGGGGCGTGAGGCTAGCGTGCCCGGTCCTGGCGGCACCCCCTACGTAACGCAGGCGCAGCTCAGTAACTACTGGCCCGCCCCGGCGTTCAACGGGATCACCATCGCCCAACAGGACCAGGCGTGCCTCGACGCGACGGGGGAGGTGGACGGTCGGATCTCTGGCCGATACCAGATGCCGCTCTTGGCGTGGGGAAACGAGTTGACGAAGGTGACCGCGTGGATCGCGATTTACCTCTGTTTCAGCACTCGAGGATTCAACCCGCAGAACGGTAGCGATAGGACGATTCAAGATCGATACTGGGAGATGGTGGGCAATCCCAACGTGCCCGGATCGATCGGATGGCTCGACAAGGTACAGAGGCAATCAATTCACCCCGACATCACAGCAACCGTGCCCCCCAACCAGTCCCCCACCTACAACCTGCCGCAGGTTTACTCCGGCATACCGCGCGGCTGGACCCGCCTTCCCGGGGGCGGCCTGTGAGCGATCTTCAAGCCACCACCTACAGCGGCGCAAAGGCGGTCACCAATGCCGACTCTGGAGCGGACCCGGCAGGGCCGTTCTCCGGGCTCCTGGTGACGGCCACGGGGACCGTCAAGTTCACCACCGTGGGTGGCGACACGGTGACCCTGTCGAGCACGTCAGTCGGGCAGGTGATTCCGATCGCCACGAATCTGGTGTGGAGCACGGGAACGAGCGCAACAGTCCTCGGCCTCATCGGCGCGGGTCCGTGGATGCAGGGCAACAGTTGGGGGGCCAGCATCTAATGGGCTCCTTCGCCAACCTCCAAAAGATGATCGGCCAGCTCGGGCGGGTCCCGTCTCAGGTCGCGGCGGCCGGCGCGGAGGGGATCGAGCGGGCGATTCAGGACGAGTTCGACGCGGGCCAGGACCCGTTCGGTAACGCATGGGCGGACTTGCAGCCTGCCACGTACGCCAAGGGGCGGGATCTGCCGCCGCTCACGGATACGCACGCCATGAGGGACGGCATCGAGGTCAAGCCGATGCGAGGGGCTGGGATATCGGTGACGATTCCCGACCCCGGAGTCCACCACCAGTACGGGACCAAGTTCATGGTCGCGCGCCCGATCTTTCCCGATCGGATGCCGGACACGTGGCAGCGGGCTCTGTCGGACGCGGCAGACGAGGCGTTTGCGCGCGCCAGGAGCGCGCTGTGAATGCTCGTCGATTGGGCGAACAGGGTCTCTGCGGACGTCGTTGCGCGACTGGCCGCGGAGAGCATGCCGCCGCTCGTGGACTCCGAGGTGTTGCTAGGTCCGGAGAACACGGTTCCGGTGATGACCTCGGCAGCGCCGCGGATAACTCTCGTGCCCCTTGGCGGAACGCTCACGAAGAAGTCTCCGCAGACCCCGTCCGCGGTCACATCTCAGGCGCTCTACCAGGCCATGATCACGGAGCCCTGGATCTGGACGGACGTGCAACAGTGGCGCGCGGACATCTCCGGCGTCCAGTACACGGACGGAGTGGCCGCGTCGGACCTGGCTCAGAACTGGGACTACACCTCGGCCATGCTCTACGTGCTCATCCAGTCGCTCTGGGCGCTGGGCGAGGGGACGTGGAAGCCTCATCGCTACGAGTGGATCGACTCCAAGGCGTCGTCGGGCAAGCTGGGCGGGTTCGGCCGCATGATCTCCTTCTTCTTCGAGGTCTACTCGCCGGTGTTGCTCTACAACCTGCAAGCGCCGGCCGCGCTGGCGGGTCCTGGCCTGGGCCTTCTGGGCACTCCGAACAACGCGGAGGTCTCGATCGGATACGCGGGCGGCACGGCTGCCGACGAACTGACCATCACTACCCCCACGTGAGGCTCCCATGAGCGGCGGCGGAAACGTCACACTGACCATCCAGGACGGCGGCGCGAACACCGCGATCAACGTCCCGAGCTCGAACGTGCGCGTCGTGATCGGGTGCCTCTTGAGCAACCCGGCCAGCTTCGACAGCTCGGTCACGAACCCCACGGCGACGGTCGACCAGATCATCAGTTCGACGCAGGCCAGCGCGCTCGTGCCGTATTTTACAGCGGGCAAGACGATGGAGGCGGCCGGGCTCGACTGCGCGGCCGGCGCTCAGGTGCTCGTAGTCGGGGTGCCGATCGTGGCGACGGGCACGGCCAAGGCGGTACAGGCAACAGTTCCGGGTGGCTCCACGAGCACGGTGACCACTACGCTCGACGCCACCAACGGCGCATGGGACGACTACTTCGTTCGCGTCCTGTGCACGACCGGCGGCACGCGCGGCACGGCGGGGATCTTCTTCCAGGTCTCGCTGGACGCGGGACGGAACTACGGTCCCGCCATCGCCCTCGGCACCGCATCCGCGTACATCATCCCGCGCACCGGGGTTCAGATCGACTTCGGTGCAGGCACCCTCGTCGCGGGCGACTATTGGTCCTTCCAGACAGTCGCACCCAGCGGCAATACGTCGGGCTGGAACGCGGCCCTGTCGGACCTCCAGGCCAGCCAGTACGCGCTCGCCGGATGGGGCGGCATGCACCTCGCCGACGTCGTGAGCGGCGCCAACGCGACGACGCTCCAGAGCTACCTGGGCGGCTCCCCGGACGGCAGCGGGGGCCTCGCGTCCAACTACGTGTGGACCAACCTGATCGTAGACGTGGCGGATGTTGGCGCCCCCACAGCATGGGGCGGATCTGGGCAGACAGAAGCGGCCTGGATGACGCAGATCGAAAACGACTACTCGGCGACGTCGGCCATGCGTGTGTGCGCCAACGCGGGCGGCTACAACATGCCCAGCGCGTACGCCAACCCCGCCGCGGGCACCCCCGCGTACCGTCGCAACCTGGCCTGGGCACTCGACCCTCGCGAGTCCGCCATCCCTCCCCAGCGGCTCGCCTCGCGAGTGTCGGACGGCTCCCTGTCGAACATCGTCGTGAATCCGTCGAGCGACCCCAATGACGGGTTCGTGTACCACGACGAGCGCATTACCCCTGGCCTGACCACGGCTCGGTTCTGTGCGGCCAAGACGCGCGTGGGCAAGCAGGGGTTCTTCATCGATTCGCCGAACATGATGGCGCCGAGCGGCAGCATCTACACGCTCCTCCCGCTGCGCCAGGTCATGGATATCGGGTGCTTCATTACCTTCCAGTCGGCGGAGGAGGAGATCGACGAGGACGTTCGGCTGAACACCAACGGCACCCTCTACAACCCGGACCGGCTGTCGATCCAGAGTCAGATCCTTGGCGCCATCAACCAGTTCATGACGAGCGTTGGGATGCTGTCGCCTGGTTCTACGGTGGCCATCAGTTCCAGCGCGGTCGTTACGTCCGGCACTGTGCCGATCGTCGTATCGCTCCAGCGCAAGGGCTACATCCTGCAAGAGACCATCCTGATCGGGTTCGCTTCGCCCACTGCGGCGGGAGGCTAAGTCATGAGCGTCGCAACGACTCCGATCCAGTACCCCCTCGTCAACGGGAGCGGCTACTCGTACTCGTCGATCGAGCTGAACCTGCAAGGGCTCATCTTCCGTGGCTTCAAGGCGATCGACTTCTCCCGCAAGCGAGACCGGCCCAAGGTTTACGGCAACTCGCCGGACCCCCTGTTCAAGGTTGTGGGCAAGAACGAGTACGACGCCAGCGGAGAGCTCTACCTCGCTGAGTTCAACAACTTTTTGACACAGCTCGGCCCAGGGTACGGGGATGCATACTTCACGACCTACGTGACTTTCCAGCAGCAAGGCTTCCCGACGACACAGGTGCAGATCATCGGCTGCACACTGGACGAGGTGACCGCATCGTTCACGGAGGGGACGGACCCTTTGGCCATGAAGTTCATGCTCAACCCCCTCAAGATCCTTTGGAACGGCGTGGACGATCTCGCCGTGCCCTTGACGAGTCCGCCGCAGTAGTCGTACGATTCATGTGTCGGTTCACCTCTGCGCCGAATGCGCGAGTGGCCGCGGCTCCGGGCGATTCCCGTGGCGCGCGGCCCCGGCTCCTAACCAAGGAGGCGCATCGTGGAGGATTTAGCGTTGGAGGCCGTCAAGGCCAAGCATGGCCGCGTGGCCGTCATTTCGTTTCGCGAGGACATCGAACTGGTGATCCGAGCGCCGACACGTGGCGAATACAAGGTGTACCGCGCAGCCATGCACGCCCCTGGGGGCAGCGCGGATGCGACGGAGGATCTCGTTCGCAAGATCGTCGTGTGGTGCAACGGGGAGGCGGACACCGCGGCTCGCGTCGCACTCGATCGTCTGCTCGATCAGTACCCTGGCCTTTGCGAAAACAAGGCCGCGTCGAAGGAGATTATGTCCTTCACGGGCATCGAGTTCACGGCGTCGGGAAAAGCCTAGCTGCCCGATCCGAGTTCATCCGGCTTCGACCGGGGCCGCTCTCGGACGGGCTGACAGAGTGGGTGCGAGGGCATGAGTCCGTGGATGCGGAGGCGGCTTCTCAAGTGGTGGCGGAATGGCTGGCGCGCGGTCTGGCGTGGCTTCGTGCACAGGATGAGGCGGCAAGGAAGGATGTGAAGCGGTGATAGAGGAGGTCATTGCTCTCAAGGATCTCGTGACCGAGTCGGCAGCGAAGATGCGCGAAGGCGTGTCCAAGCTTGGCGAGTCGGTGACGGAGATGAGAGAGAAAATGGCCGAAGGCGGCGAGGGGGCCGAAGGTCTCGGCGGCTCCCTCGGGGCGGTTGCCGGACCTGCCATGCTCGCCGTGGGCGCCGTGCTCGCCGTGGGGGCGGCGCTCGGGGCGATGACCTTGGCAGCCGTCAGCGCCTCGCTCGAGGCCGCCGAGCTCAAGGAAAAGCTACTGGCGACGTTCTCCGCGCTGGGCGGAGGTGAGGAGGCCGGGCGCGCGACGCTGGACACCCTCAACAAACTGAGTGACCAACTCGGGGTGACCAGAGAGTCGCTCGTTCCGGCGGCCAAGGCGTTCCAGGCGATGGGGATCACTGACCTGGGGGAACTGCGGAGCCAGATCACCGCGGCGACAAGCGCGACGGCCCTGTTCGGTGACACTGGCGCACAGTCGTATCAGCGGATCATCACGGCGACACGCGACGCGGCGCAGGCGCACCAAAAGCTCGTTCTGTCCACACGTCAGCTCCGGGAGATCGGTGGCCTAACCGGCACCGTGGTCACGGACGCGGCGAAGCGGATGGGGCTGACGACGGCCCAGTTCGCGGCTAAGCTCAAGGCCGGAACGGTGGACGCGGCGCGTTTCGGTGACGCGCTGGAGTCGGCCTTCATCGACAAGGGCCGCGGCCCGCTGGAGGCAATGGCCAACAGTCTGCCTAACCTGATGGCGAAGCTGAAGGAGAACTTCTCGCGCCTGTTCGAGGACGTGGACGTGAAGCCTGTGACAGACGCGCTGCGAGGATTTTTCGACATATTCTCACTCGCGCAGCCGAGCGGTCGGGCGCTACAGGCTGGCATCGTGCCGATCATGAACAGGGTGTTTGCCATCACAGGCAAGATTATCCTCGGCCTGAAGCACTTGACCTTGGATCTCATCATCCTCGGCCTCAAGGCTTACATCGCGCTAAAGCCGATCGTGAAATGGGTCGGCGCGCTGTCGGATCAGTTTGGTCTGCTCCAGGGCGCGCTCTTGATCGGCAAGGCGCTGCTCGTTGGGATCGCCACGGCGGTGGTCGTGAGCGCAGTGGCCTTCGGGCTTCTCATTGCGGCCATTGCCGCTACCGGCGCGTTCATCATCGCGACCATTTCCAGCGTTCTGAACTTCGCGAAGATGATCGGCAACCTTGCCGGAGACGGCGCCACGATCGCGGCCAATTTCATCGCCGGCCTCGTAGACGGCATCAAGGCCGGATACACAGCGGCCGTTGCCGCGGTGACGGGACTCGGCGACAAGATCAAGGACGGCATCAAGGGCGTCCTCGGTATCCACTCCCCTTCGCGTGTCATGCTCGAGCTGGGCGGTCACGTGGCCGGGGGGTTCGCCGAGGGGATCGACATGGGGGCGGGGCGTGTGGGGGCAGCGGCGGGAGCCATGGGCGCCGTGGCAAACGACAACGCCATCAGTGCGGCGGCGTACACGCCCTCGCAGGCCCCCGCGTCGGTGACCTCGAGCTCCAGCGCGTCGTCTGACCGTAGCCTGACGGTGACCGTGGAGCCGGGGGCGATCGTGATCCAGGGCGCCGGCAAAGGCGTGGAGGAGCTGACGGAAGAAGCCGTGTCCCTCATCTTCGAGCGTGTCGCGCTCGCGCAGGGGGCGTAATGACAGCCACCGCCCTTCGTTCGTCGCTTCTGAGCCCGCTCGCGTACCCGAGCGCATGGGATGTCATCCAGGTGGGGAACGTCACATCACCCGGTGTGTGCTTCCTGTCAGGATTCAAGCGCGTGCACGACTTCGACAAGAAGAGCGGCAAGGGGACGGAGGGCGCGACGCTCACGTTCACCCGCAAGCCGCCTGTCGAGGGGACGGTGAAGTTCCTGCTGGCGCTGGATGGTACACAGTATCCGGGCGCACCGGACCAGTTCTCCAAGTGGGCTACATTCTGTCAGCAACTCAAGTACGACCCGACCAAGACGACGGTGACGGCGGTGGACGTCTACCATCCGTCCCTGGCGCAGATCAACGCGACGGCTTTTGTGTGCACGGAGATCGGCGCGGTGGAGATCGAGGGCGAGCCTGGTATGGGCCTCTACTCGGCCACCATCAAGCTGTGCGAGTACGCGCCACCGCCGAAGGTTAGCGCGGTGTCCACGCCGCAGACAGCGACGGCGAACGCCCCGGAGGCTACGGCGGGCACGCCCACGGACCCGATAGCAGAGGCGCAACAGGCGCAGATCGCAGCCTTGATGCAGAGGGCGGCGCAACCGTGAGCGCGTTTGCTGCCGTCAACGGGGTTCAGGTCTTTCGCGGGAGCCTGACGATCCCCTACTACGGCCAGTGGGTAGCCGACTTCGACTTGTCCACTACTGACGCGCAGGCCGCCGCGGCATCGGTGACAGTCGGCAATCTGTCCCTCATCGGGACGGCATACCGAACGGCTCCTTTTGCCGGCGCCCGCGGGTGGCGCGGCGCGGCCGGGTTTGGCGGATGGCGCAAACTGTTGAAGGCGGTCGCCTATGGTTCCACGACGGTCATGCTGTCGATGGTCCTCGGCGATGCAGCCTCGCAGCTAGGAGAGAAGGTCCTCGTAAGCCCGGACCAGGCGCTTGGTCCCGGATGGAGCATCCTCGGCACACAGACCGGCGCCCAACTCCTCTACCAGTGCGCGGGACCGCTCTGGTACGTGGACAACGCGGGGACGACACAGGTAACGGCGTCGCGTCCCTCTGCGGCCATTACGTCGGACTTCGAGGTCATTGATGACCACTCTGGCAAAGGGCTCTTCGAGGTCTCTACGGAAGACTACGCCTCGTGGATGCCGGGCAACACGTTCACCGCGCCCACGGTGACGGGGACCGTGACCATCTCGTCCACGACGTTCCGGGTGGACAATGAGGGGAAGCTGCGGCTGTCGGTCCTCGGGGATGGAGCCGCGGTCCAATGACGCTCGTGGTGCCCACCCGTGATCGCCTGTGGGACCCGTTCCGGCGTCTCGTCGCGCTGCTCGTGGCGCCGACGCGGTTCTACGGTCGGTACAGGTACACGATCAGCAATCCAACCAAGACCACGGTGGACGCGAGCCCTGTGGACTCCACACTCGGACTCCCCTCCCTCCAGGGCGTCCCGCTCAACTCGGACGCGATCTTCACGTATCTGCCCACGTCGGGCGCCGAGTGCCACATTCAGTTTCTCGACGGGAACCCGGCGCTCCCCAGGTGCGTGTGGACAGCGGGGGGTGGACCGAACCCGGTCGCGCGCGTGGGGGACCAGGTGCAGTCGTTCTTGCCTCCCGTGACGATCGTTCAGGGCACGGCGAATGGATTGCCGTTCGTAGGCACGCTCATCAGCCCAACGCCCATTACGGGGGCCATCACGGAGGGCTCCACGATCGTGAGCGCCCCATGAGCCATGGCCCTCGTCTACAAAGCCTCGTTACCGTTGCCACTCCTGTGCGGGTCCGTCCAGGCGTCGATCGGCGTGCCGGCTATTGCCATCTCCGCGGCGTTCTCGGGGAACCTCTCGCTAAGCGCCTCGCTTGCGCTGAATCCTCCCACGGTCGCGGTGTACATCGCGGCGCTGGCCGAGATCGAAGCGCAGATGAACCTCGCGATCGGCCTGAGTTTGCCGTCCGTTTCGTTCACGCTATCGGACCTGCTGGCGTTCCAGGCGGAGCTCGAACTGGGGCTAGGTATCCTGATCACGCTCGAAGCCACGCTACTGGCCTCGATCGGCATGTACTCGTTCGCGTACGAGGGTGTGGCGTCGGGCATGGGCGCGGCAGTGACGACCGAGCTGGCAACTCAGTGGCCGGACGGTGTGCCGACGTCTGGCGGTTGCGACGCGATCATTCTGGGGGCGGTCGCGAGCGCATCAGTGGTGGCGCCAGCGGCGCTAACCGGGTTTCTCAACGGGCTGACGTACGGACCTGGACTGATCTACACGGGGAAGCTGGGCGCCATAGCAGACCTGTCCGTGGTGACGGCTCTGGCGATCGGTCAGGGCGAGTCCGCCATCAACTTCCAATTGAACGCCATCGCGGCGATCATGGCGAACCTCACGCTTACGCCGCCCGCGCTGAGCATCTCGGTAGCGGCATGGGCGCGGTATGCGGCGTACCTGCGCGCCACCATCGCGCTTGGACCCCCCAGCGTATCGGCGGCAGTGAACGCGACGGCCAACGCCGCGGCGGCGCTGGACGCGCAGTTCTCGCTCATCATCCAACTCGGCGCATCGTTCGGGCTCGGCGGACAGCTGTTCTGCTACACGTACTCGGGGGCAGGCGACGCACTGGGGCCAGCCATCACGACGGCGCTTGCCTCGACGTGGGGGGACGGCTCGACCTCGTCGTCCACGGCGTGCACGACGGCGATATTGGCCACCACATCAAGCGCAGACTTCGCGGTCATGACAACTTTTTTCTCGGGCCTGTAGCATGACCGCCACCGTCTCCGTCGCCCAGAACTTCGGGTCGTGTTGGTCATGCATCTCAGACCTCACGATGCCCAGCGTCATGGCCTCTGGCAACCAGTGCGTAGCCGAGGCTATCGCGCGCAGGCTCCAGACGCCGCGCGGTGGACTGATCGACGATCCCAACTACGGCTACGACCTCACCGCGTGGCTAGACGCGGACGTGGCGCCAGCGCAGATCGCGTCGATTCAGTCCAACGTCAACGCCGAGTGCGTGAAGGACCAGCGTGTCACGTCGGCCCAATCCACGGTGACGTTCCTGCCTACTGGCCTGCTCATTGTCACCATCCAACTGACGACGGCCGCAGGGCCGTTCTCCCTCACGCTTTCCGTGTCGTCTCTGGCCCCTAACGCGGTACAGTTGCTTGCGGTGAGTCCGACGTAGCCATGCCCCTTCCGAGCCTCACAGTAACGGAGTTGTTCGTCCCGCTGCCAAGCGGGGTGAGTAACGCCGGAGTCGTCCTGGCCCCGCCCACGAACCCGACGTTCACCTTTCCCTTCACGTCCTGGCTCCAGGGCGAGTACGCGGCGGCGACGATTGTGCAACTGCCAACGACGTCGTTCCAGCCCGGAGCGCCGGAGCGCACGATCCTCGCCATCGCAGCGGTCATGTTCTCCCAGGAGGACGCGCTCTATTCGCAGATGGCCCAGGGTGCGTTTCTGTCGAGTGCCGCGACGGGAACGGTGACGTACCAGACGCTTCAGTCCTCCCAACTCGTCACGGTGACCATCCCGGTCACGCCGGACCCTAGCATTCCGTCCCAGAACCCCACCGGGGCGCCTGGCTGGCTCGATGTCCTCGGACAGAGCGTGTACGACGTAGAGCGGCTCCAGGCCAGCTATGCGACGGGCAACCTGGCACTCGTAAACCTGGGATCGTCCACCGTGACGGCCTCGCAGGGGGCCTACCACGTCGCGAACGCCAACGGGGCTACGTACAGCAACGCGACGGCGGCACTCTCGGTCCCCGTCTCGCCCACGGTGGGCACCAACGTTACGGCGGTTGGAGTGGGCGGTAGCTCCACCACCATCACGACGGCCAGCGCGCACGGGCTGTCGGTGGGCCAATCGGTCTACCTCAACATTCCCACCGCGAGCGGCATCGCCGGTCTCGCTGGCGTGTTCGCGCTCGTGACCTCGGCCGGATCGACGGCGTTCTCTGTCGGCGTAGGCTCGAGCGGCACATACACCGGCACCGCGGGCTTGGTCTACACATGCACGCTGGCGCTGATGACGGCGGACGTCATCGGAACGGGTAGCGCGGCGGCGCCAGGTACCGTGACGGTCGCCATTACGCAGAACGCAGGCGTCTACTGCTCCAACCTCGTACCGTGGAGCGCGGCCAATTGGGAGGGCAACCTCGACTACGCAACGCGGTGCCAACTCTCTCTGGCCGCCGCGTCGCCCAATGGGCCATCGCAGGCGTACGTGTACTTTGCCCTTAGCGCAGCGCAGATCCTCGCCGACGAGGTGCCAGCGTACCAGTTCTCCAACGGCCCCATCATCGACGCCAACTCGTTCTCCAACCCACAAACCGGCATCGTCACCACGGTCGTCGCGAGCACGACGCCGAACAGCGTCGTTTCTGGCGCCGCGGTCACGCCCGGATTTGCTCAGAACCCCGTCACTGGGGCGACCAACGCAAACCCGTGCGTCGTCACGGTTGCCAACGCAATCGCGTCCTGGACGGGCACCTCTGGTGTCATCATCGACGGCGTGCTCGGGATCGCGGGCGTAAACGGTTCGTTCAATGCTACGTACCTGACCGCCAACACGTTCTCGATCCCCGTCAACACTACGGCCGGTGGCACTTACACGGGGGGCGGGAGCGTTGAGGGCGGGGACCTGGGCGCCGTGGACAACCTACTCCAGGACAACGTGGTCCCGGACGGTATCCTGGCCGTCACGGTGTCCGCGTTGGCGCTCCCCGTCCCCGTCGTTGCCACCGTGACGGTGCCCGCGGCGAACGTAGCTCAGTACACGCTCGCGGCGCCGATCGCACTCTCGACCTACCTCGGCTCACTGCCAATCGGCGGCGTCTATCCCGGCGGCGAGACGGTGACCGTGTCCTACGACGAGATCGTGGCCGCGCTCATCGGCGCCGGCGTGATCGCGCTCGGGCAGGCCACGTACGTGCGCGGGACGCCATCGGTCACGGTCAACGGCGGAACGTCGGATGTGACGTTTACGACGAACCAGTACCAAGCTCTTCTCGCGACGCCGACCATCACGGTGGTGGGCGTATGAACGTCGCTAGCCTATCCACGCAACAGCGCGACTGGGTGAAACAGGCCTCTCCGCCGTGGCTCCAAACGGGCAACGGCGAGCGGTTCATGTACACGATCGGCCTGATGTCCGACTTCCTCTTGGAGAAGGCGAACCAGGCTGCGAAGATCGGGATGCCTGGCGAGGGCGACGTATCGCAGATCCCCTACCTCGCCAACGATCGGCAGCTCGTCCAGGGTCCGGCCGAGTCCAACGCTTCGTTCATTCAGCGGCTACGGACGTGCTTTGCGGCGTGGAAGAAGGCGGGGTCTCGCGTCGCCGTCCTCGCGCAGCTCCAGGCGTACGCGCAGAACTTGCAGCCTGGCGTCTCGGGCGTTCTGCCGCAGATGGCGATTGTTGGCGACTCGGGCACCGTTTCGCAATGGGACACGCTGTATCAGGACACGCCGCTTGGAAGCGTGCCGTCCAAGCAGATCGTCAGCCCGGCGAACTTCAACTGGGATGGCGTGGTCAAGCCGTGGCGCGCGTGGCTGATCTTGTACATGGCGACCGTGGCAACGGGACTCAGTGGGACCGGCGCGGACGTGATGTTTCGTGCGGCCGGATCTCTTCCTGGCGGCCAAAACATCGGCGGCGTATGGGTGCCCGCGACGTCCGGCACCCCGGTCAACTACCCGTGGTATCGGCTCACGGGGCTTTCTGGCCTCACGACGAACAACGTCGGCCAGTGGCTACAGTGCTCCGGGTTCGCCAACGCAGGGAACAACGGGCTTTTCCCCATCGTCGCGGTCGTCAACTCGGGCGAGTGCACGATCGCCAACACGGCGGGTGTGCTGGGCGACACGGGCGGCACATGGTCGGTGGTCGAGTACCCGTGGATCGGTCCCGCCATGCCGTACGGTGCACCAAACTCTCCCGCGTACGGGTCCGGCACCTACGGCGTGGACGTGTCGAGCGAGGTCATCGTCTCGATTCGGCAGATCGTCCAGCGGTGGAAGAGCGGCGCCACGTGGTACGTGCATATCGTAGTCGCCTTCGACGGCTCCACGGGCGTCGCAGGTTCCGCTTTCTCTCCGAACAGCGCCCAGGGCAGTGGTAACCCTGACGGATCGTTTGGCCCGCACGGGAAGAACGTTGGCGGGGTCTACGTGCCCACGAGACTCATTTCCAGCCCCTACGACGCATGGTGCGACGGTACGGGAACCTACTCGAAGTGTTCGGTACAGAACGTCACATGAGCACCATCATCAACGGCAACGCGGCGAACGTCACAGCGCCGCTAACTATCGGCGGATCGTCTGGCACCATCGTCGGCGCCGTCGCTGGCTCTGGCATCACGACGTGCACAACCAGCGTACCTCACCTGTACGGCAACAACGATCTGGTCCAGATTTTTGGCGCCACGGGGATGACGGGTCTCAACGCCTATTGGAACGTCACGGTTACTGGACCGACCACGTTCACGGTCCCCAGTGCACTTTCGGGAACGTACGGAGCCAATTCTGCCTCCGCACTGGACTGGTCCCTGACGCCGCAGTTTCAGTGGCCCAGCTCCGGCGATACGACCGACGTGCAGTTGTCCGGGCTCCTGTCCGGCGCGACGATGCTCGCGAGCTACAGTCAGTTTCTTGCCGGCCTGTTGGCCCGTACGCCCGCAGGATGGGTCACGGTCAACTTTGGCACCACCACGTACTCCGGCGCGCGTTGTGTTGTGGAATGGACGAATAGTTCAAACCTGGATTCTGACGCGAGCGCAAGCGGCGACTGGCTGGGTTCCTGGACGTGGGGCACGACGTCCGCCGTGGATGCACTGAGCGGATCGATGACGACGTACGCGACCGGGTCCACGCTCATCGTAAATGGCACGTTTGAAGTGCCCGCGTACAACGCGATCACAGTCTCTCCGGCCGCAAGCCGCATCATCGTACAGCAACTTGTGCCGGTCCAGATCAACTCGAATTGCGCGATGGAGGTGGCGCTTGGCGGCGCCGCGGACTTGCAGGTGCCAGGCAATTCGACGGCTGGCGGCTACGGGAACACTCTGGCGCTGACCGAGGTGCTGGACGGGGCCACGATCGCGGTCAACGCGCTGGTAGTCAACTACAACATCTCGTCAGGTACGCACGGCACCACGGCCGGCGTTGTGTACCTGGTGTCGATCGATGCCAGCGGGAACGTGACAACGCTAGGGCAGGCGTCCCTACCAACGACCGGATCTGGATCTGGTCTAGTCAACTTGCCCGACAGCGGACATGGTGCGGTGACGATCAACAAGGCGCAATACGGGTACTACCTGGTCATCGTGGGAGAGTCCTCGGGCTCTAGTGCCGTGTTTCAGTTCTTCCCGCCCAAGATCACGTTCTCTAACATCACGTATGTGGGGCAACGATGAGCTGGCTCGACCAATTCTTCGCCGGCGTCACCAAGGTGTTGGTGAACGGGGTCCAGCAACCGTACGAGGGTGCCGTCAACCTGGTCCCTGGGACCAACGTCACCATCACGGCCGTGGACCTCCCGAATGCGGTGCCGGCGCAGACGCAGATAACGGTGGCGGCAGTAGGCGGCGGCGGCGCGACCGGTCCCACCGGACCGACCGGACCGACCGGCGCCACGGGAGCGACCGGCGCGACAGGAAGCGCCGGAGCAACGGGTGCAACAGGACCGACCGGACCGACTGGAAGTGCAGGATCGACCGGTGCCACGGGGGCGACTGGATCGTCGGGATCGACCGGCGCGACTGGTGCCACGGGGCCGACTGGAAGTGCAGGATCGACCGGTGCCACGGGGGCGACTGGATCGTCGGGATCGACCGGCGCGACTGGTGCCACGGGGCC